CGCCAGTCATACCAATGCCATAACTTGTTTTTACTGGCACAGGTTCAGGATAATTATATTCAATTGGCTCAACGCCCTCTTTATATACTATACAACGCGACTGATTTAAACACTTGCGCGGATAAGGACAATTAGTGCAAGATTCCATTACTTTTTCTTCCTTTTTTTGCCAGTAGCGGTAGTAGACCAATTAACACGCTTACTGCTGGTTTTTTTCTTAGCTTCTGATTTACTAATCTTTGATGCAATTTTAGCAGGTCTGCAAGCAGGGTAGCCTCGCTTTTCACCTTTTTTGCGACCACATGGCTTGTTAGTCTTTACATCACGCCAATCCTCGTCAAACCACTTACCTAAGCCCTCTTTTTTAGCCATTATGTAACCCTATTATCCTTGCCAGTCCAAGTGCCACCCATAGCCTTATATCGCTTAGAAGCATACGCATTAGCGTACGCACTCGGATACACCTTAAACTTACGCTTTGCTTCAGCCTTTGCTTTTGCCCATAAGCTAGGATTTTTAGGCTTTGGACTTCCGCTAGCCTTCTTAGACATTAGCAGTATTTGCCTGTCTTTGTGCGGTCTTTAGACTTCTTGCCTTTTTTGCCTTTTCCGTATGCCATTATTTTTCCTTTCTAATAGCCATATATTTCGTTTGGGTTAAAATAATATTCTTGAGGATTATAATAATTTCTACCATCATAAAAACCCATGGGGGTTCTGCTAGATAACGGATTTTGCATAATTTCCCGACTAACCGTAGAATCTTTTAGCATCTGCATACGCAAACGCCTCATCTCCAATTCTTCTGGGCTAATCATAAAATCTTCCGTGTATGGCTCATACACTTCCTCATCTCTAAATAGATAAGGTTGCCTATCGTCAAGCAGTAGCCCCTTGTAAATCATCTGAGGATATTCGTCCTCTAAATATTCTTGTTCTGGAAGTAAAAGTCCAAACATTCTACCACTTTACCTTATCTGCCCAAAAAGCCGCAGACATCTTGCCCTTGGCAATGTTCTTGGCGTGTCTATCCTTGAACGATTTACGCTTCTTCTTCATCGCCTCGCTCTCACCCTTCTTAGGTGCGCCAGCAGTCTTAGCACCCTGCTGTCCAAACCGAATGGTTTTTACCTTATCACCTGATTTTGCTACAACGACATGGCTTTTAGTAGGATGATTAGGCGTTCTTTTAGGCTTATTATAACCGCTAACACCAACTCTTTCTAATCTTGGATCTTTACTCATCAAAGCACTCTACGTCACAACTTTTTAAAATATGTTTTATTGTTTCTGGGTCAAAACCACTTTTAATGCCAGAGGAAACCAGTAAATGCATTGAGGCATCAAATATATGACCCCAATTAATATTATCAGAACTAGCAATAATGCCATTTGCCTGAACTTCTAACATAGTCTTAACAGTTTCTAGCTCAGAATCCACATAAGGGTCATCATCAAATGTAAATTCAATATCTAATTTACTGCCAGGGAACTCGATAACATTGTCATTCATACTATCCAACCAGTGTTTCGTTTCATGCTGTTGATACTACTATAACCTTTTGAGTAACCTCTCGCAATCGCACCATTTTGCGCAAAGGATAACACAAATGCATCCGCAACGTCAGGGCTTCGCTGACCGCGCTTTTTCATCTCATCCTTACTTTCAACCTTTAACTTACCAGTGCTGAGATACTTATACCTAATTCCAGTCAATTCTTGTATCAACGTATCGTCTTCAGGTATCTTAACGTCCCTTCCTTCAAACCACTCTCGCGCATTCCAGAACAATTCATCCCTAAGACGATTAAATCTATCCTTTAAACTAGCTGTTTCACTAACAGCAATAGCAACAGCAGGCATGTCTAACTCTCGTAACCTATCAGCAAGACCGGCACCAATGCCAATAGCATCAATATATATCGCTTGTGGACGTAACATATATGGCGCAGCTTCGTACTCGCTCATAACAATACCTGCCATTTCCATCAAATCACGACCCTGATACGTCTTTATTGGCTCTAAAAGCACATTACCCTGCCTCTTGGCTATAGCGCTTCTGTCAGCACCAAAACGCGCAACATCAACACCCCAAATAATAGGCGTGGTAGGCGAAGATTCAATATCACGCTTTACTGCCTCTTCAACCAAATATAACGGCAATAACACATCATCTGACTGCGTGGGAAACTGTCCAAGAACCCTTACACGAAAAACATTGCTGTCCTTGCCATACTTTTCTTCCATGCTTTCTAAAAATTGTTCTGTAACACTAGGGCTATCATAACAACTAACTGTCATTGTCTCCCATCTATGCCTTTGGCTATGATGGCTTTCATAGAAAAAACCCTCAGACCTAGTAGGGTTTCCACACATTACAGTCTTCGCACCTGCCGTAGACATAGCACCCTCACCAACCTGAAACACAACGTCAGGAATACCAGAGGCTTCTTCGCAAACAAACAACATGTTTTCACTATGAAAACCCTGCAATGCTTCTGGGTTCTCTCTTCTAGAAGTTCTCGCCACTGCAAAACTATCGCTTGCACCCTTCAAACTTATCTTGTCACTCTTAAACTCAAGCAAGCTCTTAAAACCTTCTGGCAAGCTCCTAGCCCACTTATCAATCTCAGTCCATAAAACATCAGATAACTGGTGTGCCGTATTTGCAGTAACAGCAACCTTGCAAGGATAATGCGTACATAACCACCACAGCACTAACCATGACTGAAAAGCAGTCTTACCAACACCATGTCCAGACGCAATGCTAACACGATCATTCTTGCCAATAGCCCTTAATGCATTCTTTTGCCACTCATATGGCTTTGCACCAATAATCGTCTCAACAAATAACACAGGGTCATCATGCAACTTTATCAGTAAATCTGTATTTTCAGTTTTTTTCGGCTGGGGTGTCATGGCTGTTTTCAATCAAAGGGGGGGTGGTCACTTTAGCTACACCATCAATCGTGTTGCCACGAGCTAACTTCCTAGCCTCAATCTGTGCAGCAGCAAGCTTTAATTCATCAACAAAACTGTTCACGGTATGTTCCACCTCAATATTCTGCTTCTCACCGTAAAAACGTGGATATAACTTCGCAGCACGCCACTTGTATGTGTCTATCAGCACTCGTGCTTGTTGCGCATCTAACTCGCCATTACGCATATCAATAATAGCATCGTCAATATCATCATCGATTTTTTGCGCACGTAGTTCCATCGCTAAACGATACTGGTCACGAAACTCAGTATCATCCTTCAACCACTTCGACACAGTAACAAAGCTAGGCATATCGTCACGCTTGCAAACCTTTCTGGCAGATTCGCCATCGGAAACCCTAGCTATAAACATCTCTTTGCAGTATTCTTTGTCGTGTTCCATGTTAAGCAATGTAAACGGTGTGTTAAAGTATGGCAAGTGTGGGGTTATATTTTTTTATTGCGCCCCCAGAAAAAATTTAAGGGGGGGGTTCAGAACAAAACGTGAACATAACGAGAACCTGGAACAAAACCAGAACAAATCTAGAACGAGCTGCCCGAAACAGAACAAAACAAGAACGACCTGGTGTTAACCCGATTGTGGTTAAATTGTGGCACGAGAACAAAACGTGAACGGCTATGCAGCCGAATGCCAGGTTGAGGGATCGCGCGCGCGGGTAATGTTTAAATGTGATTGCCCTTATCAATCCCAAAAACAACAAACAAAAAACCTGCATTATATAGCGTATGCATTTTTTTACTTGCAATCGCTTGCTATTTGTTTATTATATTTAAACAAGTATAATTAAAACGGAGTGTGAAAAATGACAAACAAAAAACCAAATGGCTATATTATATACCAAGGCACTAGCCTAATAGATCCAGATTCTGAGATTGTTGTGATTGCGCAAATAGGAAAATCACAAAATGCAAAAACGGGATCCATGATTCAGACACAAATAATCAGAACGGATATTGATCCACTGCTAGCAAGTAAGAACGGATCAGATTATGCGATTTGCGGTAATTGTCCACACCGTGGCAATTCACACAATGATCCCACAAAAAAGACTGCCAAAAATAGATCTTGCTATGTCACTTTGATGCACGCGCCTCTCACAACATATAAGCAATTTAAAAAAGGTGCTTATCCAGAATTAAAAGGACATGATGAAATAGCAGAGATAGCAAGAGATCGTAAGGTAAGGATCGGAACCTATGGAGATCCTAGCGCGGTTCCATCTTATATTTGGGATTCCCTTTTATCTCTTGCGAGTGGACATACGGCATATAGTCACCAAGCGAATATAATTGGTGCGGATTTTAGATCCGATCTATTCATGACTAGCGCGGATTCATTTGTTGAAGCAAAGGACGCTTGGAAACATAACAAGCGCACGTTTCGGGTTATCAAAAACATTAACGAGGTTCAAAAGGATAAAGAGATCTTATGTCCCGCAAGCGAAGAAGCGGGGAAAAGAACCAACTGTTTAAAATGCGGTTTATGCGCAGGATCGCAAATTAAAGCAAAATCAATTGCAATCGTTGCGCATGGTAACGGCTCAAAATATGTCGCTTAATAGCTTTTATAGGTGGATAGGTGTTAATTATAGTCTATCCATATATAAGCGCTATAACGTGCTTAAAACGCGAATAATCGCATAAACAAAATGGAGGTTTAAAAATGTTTAAATTTAAAAATAATGATATCATAGAATTGAAAGCGATAAAGCATTCCGCATTCGCGAGCGAGGAAACGCATTGTTACGAAGCAAAAATATATCTTAATGGGAAAGCTATATTTACAGCTTCAAACAATGGAAGAGGCGCGTCTGACGATTATTACCCGATAGGCAAGTTTACTTATTCAGATATTCAAGCGATTGATCAACGGTTGCGTGATGAATTGCCCAAATGGGACATGAAGATCGAAGATACGATCAAAAAAATGGATAACACGTTGGAGATGTGGTGTTGCGATATGGTTAATAGACATTTAGCCAAACGTGATTTTAATCGGTTATTGAAAAACAAAGTATTGGTTAAAAAGCCAAATGAAAAAGATTTAAATTTCTTCTCTTGGAAAAATACAAAAAAGATCACTCAACAACATATCGATCATATTAAATCAAAATATAAAGAATATGAGATCCTTAATGAAATGCCATACGATCAGGCATTTGAGATTTTTTACAACGATTAAACGGAGGTTTTAAAATGAATATACTATCGTTATTTGACGGCATGTCGTGCGGACGCATTGCGCTTGATCGTGCCAATATCAAAGTAAATAAATATTACGCTAGCGAGATCGACAAATACGCGATCAAAGTATCACAAGCAAATTTTCCTGATATTCAACATATCGGGGACGTTACCCAAATATTGAAACGATCACACCTGCATAATGAATCTATCGACCTGCTACTAGGTGGATCGCCATGCCAAGGGTTTAGTTTTGCTAATGGCGATCGGTTAAACTTTGACGATCCAAGATCAAAGCTATTTTGGGATTATGTAAACGTGTTAAGGGTTTTAAAGCCTAAATACTTTTTGCTTGAAAACGTAATGATGAACCAAGAATCGCAGGACGTTATTACAAAAGAATTAGGCGTTGAACCTATCCTGATAAATTCAAGCTTGCTATCTGCACAAAACCGCAAGCGATTATATTGGACAAATATACCTTTTGATATGCCACAAGATGCAGGGATCGTGCTTAAAGATATATTACAAGATCCAAGTGAGATTGATCCTAAATTCTTTTATAGTAATAAATCGGTTGAATACATGGAACGTGGCAACGAAAAGTGGCAACAAGCAGGATCTAGGCGTGCTGATGGATACACGCAAGATCCAAGTAAGGATAAATCCTTTACACTTACCGCTAATTTCCACAAAGGCGTGCCATATAATTATTTTAATGACACGCGGTTTAATGATTGCCAACAGATAGGAACTGCTAACGATATCAACGGACACGATATCTTAAAACGCATTTATTCGGTTAATGGTAAAGCACCCACATTGAACACTATGCAGGGTGGAAATAGAGAGCCAAAGATTGCGCTTGATGATACGCATTATCGCAAGCTTACTCCTATCGAATGTGAACGTTTACAAACGGTTCCAGATAATTACACCAATCATGTTAGCAACACGCAACGCTATAAAATGTTAGGTAATGGGTGGACAATTGATATTATTGCACATATTCTAAAAGGGATTAATTGATAAAACGGAGGTTTAAATGGATCAATTAAAATATATAGATAAAATGAATGCCGACCTTTTCGGTAAGTCTAATGTTAAGGTTACAGTCAACAAGGATAAGACCTTAAACTTCATAATCAAGCACGTTATGCCTGATATTGTTGATCAACAGTCGTTCGATAATATCATGGAAACATTAGAGGTATGGTTTGATATCACTAATGAACAACGTATAGAAGCTGTTGAAAATTGCGGTTATTTCAAGCTTAACCAACCTGTGGATCAAGACTATGCTTGATCTGTATACAATAACGGCTATCACGTTTTTATATTGTTTATTACTGCTAATACTGCTTTTCTGGCGGATTAGCTAAAAAAGACATAGGAGGGAAAAAATGTCTAATGTTGTAAAAATCAAAAAATCTAGAACCATCTCAAGAAAAGACGCTAACGACCTATTTTGGGTTGTTAGTGCTATATCTGTTGCAATTGGTGAGATAGGGTCAGTAAGAAAAGATGAAGTCGGCATAGCATGGTGGCGCAAGGGTGATTTATGTGTTTTGCTTGAAGAGACAAAGGTAGAACACCCCGAAGCTTCACGCTATGGTGTAACCATATTCGATGATAAATTAACCGACATACAGCGCCATAGGGTGATGGGCGCTTGTTGGGATCACGATATGCCTTTTAGATATGTCTAATGATCACGCATCGTAATATATCAGGACATGAATCCATTGTTGACCAGTTTATCGTTAACAATGGGTTCGTAAATGACCTGCCAGAAAACTATGTTATTAAGTCGGATTCTTATTTTGCTGATTATCATAAAAAAGAATTTGAATATTCAAAAATAAAATCTGCATATGAAACGGTTCATGAATACATACCAAAAGTAGGCACATTAGTGCGTGCAGAAACACTTGGAAGAGATGAACCTCATATATTCTATAAAGCATTAATCAAATGCAGCCAAAGTTCTTCTATGGCAGAACAAGGTATATATAGCACAGATTGCAGTATTTTGTTTGTAAGAACCAAGCACAAACAGGAATACAAAAAAGTTTTTAAAATAAAGATGAAGGTAGAAAAAAGTTATTTTGATAAAATTAAACGCATTTGTGATAATTATGATAACCCCATGCTATCTCATAGGCTTTTTTTATTAAAAGATAACTCAGCTATGAAGATAAGTTATGACCAACCAAAAATTTTTTATAAAACTAAACGCATAAATGCATCTGAATATGAGGCAAGAATAAGAAGACAAGAAGCTTTAAAAAATGCAACTCCTAACTGTCAAACATATGAACAAAGAATGCAAATAAGATTAATGGAATTACAACGAGACAAACTAAATAATACCGATGGAAAAAATTCCTGGCATTTAGATCATATAATCCCATTACAAAATAAAGATGTCTCTGGACTTCATGTCCATTGGAATCTTAGGATAATAAAAGCTAGAGAAAATCTTTTGAAGTCTAACAAGTTTGAATTAGGAGATAGATTTGGATGAAATAAGTTTTTTACTTTGGATTTATAATCACGAAACAACGCATAAGGAGAGGAAACTGCGTTATGAAACACTCAACGAAGAACAACAGCACAGGCTGCAACGTGCAATATCGCAAGCAAACTTACAACACGACCCAAGAATCGGATTCATCGCAGACCCAAGATATTCTTAAACCTTGTCACAATTGCGAAGGTTTAGGCTTTTATTATGCTTGGAAAGGAAATCTTGGACACAATGATCCTGACGGTGTTGAGATTGAACAACTATGCTTAGATTGTGGCGGTTCAGGAATTTATGATGATAGGGATTTTTTTGTTGTATAAACTTTTAGAATGACATAAGCTTATTATGTTTGTTCATTTTAACACTCCCTAACTGAGGTGGCTTTATGCCACCTCTTTTTTTGCTTTGAAAGTAATATGAGATTAAAAAGGTTTAGGCAATCCATTGCCGATAGACTTCCAAGCAGCATCAGATTGATCGCTAAGTAAGAACCCCTCCACATCCTTTAAGATGCTATCAAACGCATATCCCTCATGTTTATGCTTTCCCCAAAGTCCATCAGCTAATCTATGAGCAAATGCCTTTTGCTTTTCTGAAAGGGTTTTCCTCTTAAAATGCTTACTACGCTGTTTTTCACTATTATTAATAAGGGTTAAAGTATTATAAGGGTTAGTGTGTCTCTCTGACACCCCAGGAGAGGGTTTTGAGGTGTCACTGTGACACCTATCAGACTGACACCCACTCATAGACGCAATATTTACAACAATAATATCAGTCTTATTAAACCTTTTTTGTCTGGCAATTATATCATTTTCTTCTAGCTGTTTAAGCTTGCGAAGGGTCGTGCTTCTACTGCACCCACACATAGCAGATACACGCTCTACTGAAGGCCATGCTTGTCCCATACTATCGTTAAAGTGATCCGCAATGCATAACAATACCAATTTCTCTAAGGGATCTTTTGTCTCATAATCCCATGCTGCAGCCAGTGCTTTTAAACTCATTTGCTTAACCTCCGTTTAGCTAAATTTAACCATAATTCATGCATCGGTCTTAGTTTGTCCTGTTCCATAGTATAACACCGACCATGACCCAAATCATCTTTTTTAGATTTTTTTGCAAACTCCATTTTTGTTATCCACCCCCTGATGCAAACATCATCCTTATCTTGATATCCAGTAACCAGGACACCAATGTCAGCACGAAACTTTTCTAAGGTTGGAAATAGCAATTTACCTTTTTCGTAAAAAGAAGACTTCACATCAATGCTGATATCATCAATCCAAATATCCACACCATCATCTAAGCCTAGTGCTTGAATAGTCGTATCAACATTAAATAACTTAGCGACTGCCAACTCACCTCTAACGCCAAGCATATCAACTTGCCTGGAGGAGTTTTCGGCAACTGAACCGTCTATATCCGCATTGATAGCAAACTGCGCCCTAGCAAGTGCAGCCTGTCTTGATTCTTGTAACTCCCTACGAGAAAACTTTATCAAAATTGATTCCACTTACTTCTTCCTCTATAGGTGTTGTAACCGCATTATATATGTCACTGCCTCTTGACAGTTCCCAAACACAAACCCATTTACTAGGCAGATACTTTCCGTCTGTGAAACCGCCAATCTTGTATACAGCATCATTCGGGGCGCCATCACTTACTGCCTGCGCTATGCAATCTTTTATTTGGTACATCTCCATTTCTTTAAAATAGCCGTACCGTATAATATATCTGTAATCCCTGTTTCTTCTATTTTCTTTAGATAATTTGGGCGGTGAGTAAATCGATTTTTTTAAATGATTGTGCTTCATATAGATTGTTCCTCCATGCATATGCCAGCAATACTTGGTTCTAAATCATTTTTTCTAAACATTAATCTTGTTGTTTCCACTGTAAATATAAGCTCTATTTCGCATACTTGCTTATTTTTGTACCTATCTAAACTTTCAGCGTAGGTGCAGTCATTTATCCCAAAACAAACCATTAGCCCGATATAAAACATTATAATCTGCCTGCTAGCATATCTAAAAAGTCCTCCAGGTCTAAAACAGCTAGCGCCCTGTTTCTGTCCTCTGATACAACCAGAACATCAGCGCCAAGCAGATTTTCGTATAAAAACTTAAAACCAGACTTTCGCTTTTTAGCTTCTACAACCCATGTCTCTCTGCCTTTTTTGATATGAACGTCACCTTTAAACCCTGCTGCGCTTCCTGACAACGGAACCCGATTTGCCTCTAAATCCCTTTGCCTAGCTTTATCAACAATCTCTCTCTCAAAACGACTGCCTTTTTCTTTATTACGATTTGGCATTATATCCATTCCACTCTTTGCCTAGATTGTTCACCCCAGACAAACCAAGCAAAAGCAATACTGCCACTGCCTTTAGATTCTGTCTCGCCTGGGTACATTGTCTGACGCTTACTAAATACATAACAAACGTCAAACGGATACTTACTGAAAAGCCTCTCATACCTTCCCTGACCTTCTAAGAAGGCAAGGCGCAGTAACCATGCATGGCGCTTATAGCCAAGATGAATTGCATGTAAGATAAACTCTTCTGCTAATTTAAATGGTGGGTTGGTTACTAAATAATCACACGGTCTTTTCTGGCAAAACAGAAAATCTTGATTAGGTATCCCATAACCTCTATCCACAAGGTCTTCGCTGAAAACATCGTGCCAGTATGACTTTAAGACCTTCGACATACGACCAGTACCGCAAGCAGGTTCATGTATGCTAACAGGCATTTCAAACTCATGCTTCAACAGTGCCAATGTCATTAGTTCAGGTGTGCTGTAAAAATCATCCTTTTCACGCATCCATAAACTCCTCGCACCAATCTTTTAATCCAACCCTACCATTTGACCATCTATATATCTCCATCATCTTTTGACCAGACGGTGGCGAATATTTATAAATCCAGTGATGTACGTTAGACCTGTTGACATTCAAAGCTTTTGCGCACTCTGTCTGCGATATGCCTTTAGACACTAGGTATTCTGCCAGTTTCAACAAAACCTCCGTTAAATTATATAAACACATTGTTTAATACATATATTTTTTTGCTTGACTGGTCAAACTAATTTTGCCATTGTCGAAAAGTAAACGGAGGTTAATAATGACTAAAATTGCAGAAAAATTTAATTCGATTGGGTTGGAACATTTCAGCCCATCGCAACTCACCAGACCTATATCTGTCTGGATGTTTGAATATGTTGCGCTTAGTAAGGAAGCCAGGCGCACGATTATTGTCGGAGAAAACGCAGCATTCGGTACTTCAGTTCATCAAGGTGTCCAAGGTATGTTATGTGCAGGTCAGGATATAGATGCCGTAACTGAGGACGCATTAACGAGTTTTGATTTTCACCCTGCCAATAAGAATGATGAAAAGCGTAAAGCATACAGAGATCTTATTAAGCCTGCGATTGAAAATGGTGTAGAACTTCTTGGCGCACAGTTTGGTAATTCTGAGGCAGAACGCAAAATAGAACTACACCTACCTAATGTATATCTACCCATCATAGGCTATGTCGATATATATAATGAAAAAAGTTTCTGTGAGATGAAAACAAAAGCACCTCGTCAGAACCCACCTAAAAAAGATGGCACTCGTACATTTGGAAAAGCAAGCTTACCAAAAGAACCTACTTTTGACCACATTCTACAGTCAGCCGTGTATCACAGGGCAACAGGGGCAACACCTCATATAGCTTACATATCAGCAGATGATGGTATCGTATTTGACCCTTCTAATTGCGATATGTTGAAGCCTGACGGCATTGGATATGCAATAGAAGAAATTCGCAAGAAAGCAATCCTTAGACAGAACCTAATTAATATCAGCACCGAACCTAAAGTATTAGCAGGGTTAATTGAGGCTGATTTTAACCACCCATTTTATTGGGATCATAACTTTAAACAGGAGGCTAAAGACCTATGGAAAGTTTAGACTTTACCGCAAAATTAAACCAAGCAATGGCATTGGTTTCAGAACTTAATAAAAGTCACGGTGTTCGTCAGCGTGGCGGTAAGATGTATACACAAGTGGTACATCGCATGGAAGCATTCAGACAAGTCTTTGGCACTAGCCTTGGCATTGATACGCAGGTTATTGTCGATGATGGTCAGCGCGTTGTTGTCAAAGCTATCATTACAGATAGCAATGGCATGACCATTGGCGCAGGCATGGCAGAAGAGATTAGGGGTCAAGGTCACGTTAACACCACCTCTGCGCTAGAAAACTGCGAGACAAGCGCTGTAGGGCGCGCTCTATCGTCTTTAGGACTTGCAGGGGGCGAATATGCCTCTGCTAACGAAATGGACGCTGTAGCGCGTAAAACAGAGGCTAAAGCTACATCGACACCTGTTGCTGTTCAATCATCAGAACCAAAGGCAATTAGAACGCCATTGTCTATTGATGATGAAATACGAATGGCTCCAGATTTGGAATCACTAAGGGCGCTTTACAATCGCCTTGGGATGGCGGCAAGCGATCATGTCGCAAAGTTCACAGCTAGAAAAAAGGAGTTAGAAGCTAATGGCTGAATATGAACAAAAGGATATGACTGGTTCTTTATTCCACAATGATAAGGGTGATAATCAAAATCGCCCTGATATGCGTGGTACAGTCAAAATAAATGGCACTAAGTATTCTGTGTCTGGTTGGAACAATGAATCTAAGGCAGGCAAGAAATATCTTAGCCTGAAGGTTCAAGAGTTTACAGAAAACCCTATGGGTAATGGTAACACTCAAAAACCTGCACAACAGCCATTGGTAGATGAAATACCGTTTTAAACATGCCACGCAAGAAACGCAGTAAACCTAAGTATATCCAACCAGATAACTACAGTGACTGCGATTTTTGTGGCAAAACATTTAACTGGAAATATGGAGGAACAGCAAATGCAGCAGGTAAATTCTTCTGCACAGACGAGTGCTTTGATAAAAACCGTCACAAGAAAAAGGGATCAGAAGTGCCGACTTTCGATTCACTCTGATCAACTTTTAGATATTCTTGATGCGATAGAAGAAGTCACAAACATAAGCGCGGCAATGATTATAAGCTCTAAAAGGTCAAAATTTATTAGTGACGCTAGATGGATGTTCTTTTATTTAGCACAAAGAACAACAGATCATTCCGATAATTTTATAGCTAACCAGGTCAGTAAAGACAGAAGCTCTATGTCTCACGGCATAGAAAAAGTAGAAAATCATATTGATACTAATTCTGGTTTAGACCAAAAATTAAAAAAGGTTGTAAAATGCTTAATGTCGAAGAAAAATTAAAACAAAATATGCGTCTTAAATATGTGCAACATGAACATATAAAAAAGTACGAAAAAGCAGGTTGGGGTGTCCTAAAAAAATTACATGGACATCACGGTGAACATGCAGTATTGATGTGCTTTATTGAAGAAAATAACAATCAGGTGCGTATTAGGAATAATAATGCTAAGTAGTTCAAAACAAACAGAAAATAATTTAGTAAAAAATCCGCATCATTACACTTCTGGAAACATAGAATGCATAGATGCTATTCGTGCTTCTATGTCGAAAGAAGGGTTCAGTGACTATTGCAAAGGCAATGTTATGAAATATATATGGCGGTATAAAAGTAAAAACGGAACTCAAGATCTAGAAAAAGCACAAGTATATTTAAATTGGT